TCGTTTAATTGTCAATCCCATTGCTTTTGTTGTTTAGGGGGTTAAACTTCTTTGCCCGTTAGGGGCTTGTTCTCGCTGGCCTGTGTTGCGATGTAGTCGGCTACTCCTTGGCTTACGCCCTCTTTGGTCACGGCTCCGAAGATAGGCTTACCGCCGCCTAACAGCCCTTTGTCCGCCTGCTCCTGTGCAATCGTCGCAAACTGCGCTTCCTGCTTGGTAAGGTAGGCGTTAAAGTCTTCATCGTCCTTAAAGGTTGTACGCTGGAACCCGTCTAACAACAGGTCGCGCGTTGCTCCCTTAATTCCGGCCTTGTCTAACGCTGCAACAAACTGCGCGTTACGGGTGGCTGCAGCCTTGTCTGCGTCTAAGCCTGCCTTCAAGCCGCTAAGCTTGGTGTCGATAAGCTCGCTTATCTGCTCTAAGGTTACACCCTCTCCGGGCTTGGGTGCAGGAGGTGCTGGAGGCGTTGTGGCTTTCTTCTCCACAAAGTCGTACTTCTTCTTAAGGCCGTCTTCGTAGGTCTTGTTTGCCTTCCCGATCTCTTCGTCTGCCTTCTTTCTCCAATCCTTTACGAATGTGTCTACCTTCTCGGCGGTAAGTTTTCCTACGAGTTCGGTAGCTTGTTCTTTGGTCTCAACCTGTAGGCTAAGTGCTGCCGCCAGCTGTTGCAGGCCGTCTTCTCGCACGCCCGAAAATTGGGCTTTCAGTAGTGCTAAAATCTCTTCAAGTAAATTCATATTTTTGTTGTTTAGCGTTAAAAAACGGCACAAAGTTAAGCGTATTACCTTAATACGTGAACAAAATATAAGAAAAACACTTCGTCAATACTTCGCGCGCTGGTAATAATTGGCTTCGTTTGGTGTCGTTTGGGCTTTGTTTTCCGGGCGTTTGCAGCCTGTTGGTGTCGTTCGTTCCGTCTTTCTCTTTGCCGGGTGCGCGAAAATGTGTACATTTGCACCGGGAAACAAAACAATTAAGGTATGAATAGAATAGAAGAATTAACGGCGGAACTCGACGAGCTGGCTTTGGAATGGAAGCGTAACGAAATCCTTAAGCTGCAAACGAAGGTTCAAAAGTGGGCTATCCTCTATAACAAGCTTCCGCGTATATGTCGCCCGGTGTGCCTTCACTACTTCAATAAATGGGCAGAGCGTTATAACTCTGTTGTCTGTTTCCTGTACCCTCCGGCTCCCGGCGCGCCTACTCCTGTCGAAGAATTACTTAAAGAAAGTGCATAATATGAAAATTCCAAACGTACAAACTACCAAAGGAAAGAAGCCGCTAACGGCTCTTCCGAATGAAGCCCTTATTACCGGGTTCCTTTCTTTCTCTGACGAACCCGAAGAAATAGATTTAGTACGCCTTTTGCGTATCGCTGAACCTTCCGAAAAGAAGGCGGCTTCAATTCTTCGTGAATGTCTCGCAAACGATCGTAGGCTTGTCGCGGTCTATCCGGGTAATAACGAAACGCCGCCCGCGAAAGCTACCCTTATAGGCTCTATCCCGGACGGCATGCTATATCTCGCTTAGCTGAACTTCAAGCTATTTATAAAGTCTATCATTTCTTGGTACTCTGTTGGCATAAAGTGTTGGAAGGCGCGGTTTCCTAAGAAGGCGTTTTCGAAACAATGTGCCAAATATTCGTGCCTTCTCATGCCTACACTATTAAAGTAGCTGGTACTATGTCCCCAGCCTACGCCCGGCGAATTGATAAGGCTCTTTAGCGTGTCCTGCAAGCTTCCTATTTGCTCTAAAGCGTCGTGTTTGGTAATGCCCCGACGTGTAAACACATCGTCGCCGAACTTCTTAAGCCGTTCGTAAACCCTATCTATGCGCGCCGAAAGTGCCTTAGCGTACATAACCGTAGTTTCCCGCGTCGTCGTTATGTATTTATGCGCTTCGAAGTCGTATTTTTCCTCTGTTACCGTTGTCTTCACTCTCTTACGTAGCCGTGCTATCTGCTTCTTACGTAATTCCTCTAACTCCTTGTTTCCGTAAATAATGCTTCTTTGGTCGCCGATGGCGTGTCCGAACTCATGGTAAACTACGGCCTTCTTCTCCCACGGCGAACGCTTGGCGCGTGTGTCGTTGTCTAATACTACCTTTCTACCATTCAAGCTCTCGAAGCTTCCTTTGTTGGTGTGTGGAATTTCAAGCTTTGGTGTGTACTTTAGCATGTTGAAGAAACGCTTATCGAAAACGTAGTCTTCGCCCAGCAGGTAGGCTTCGCCCTTCTTAAGCTCGTCCGGCATAAGCTGGGAATAGTCTGCCTTAGCTGCTTCCGCTATGGCTTTCGCTAAATCTGCTTCCGCCTGTGCCTTTGCTTCCTGCAGGTTCTTTATGCAATCCGCGTAATACTTCCCAGCTTCGCACCTGTTGGCTCCGCAAATCGCTGTATATTTGTCTGCTAAGTCCTTGAAGTGCTGCTTACTCATTTCGTTACGTACCTGTTGAAGTTCTGCAATAGCTAACAGCCATTCTTCCTGTCGCTTGTTGCTTAGTTCTCTTAGCCTGCCAACTTCCGCCTTTAGCCCGGCCTTATCCCCTGCAAGTCGCAAAGGATCTAACTTGGAAACGTCTAAGCCCAAAGCGTAAGCCCACTTTTTCAAGTTCTCTATTTCCGGGTCGAAGTCCGTACAGGGTTCCTGCGTCTTCTTTGTCGCCTGTGCGGTCGCGCCGTTCATCCGGGCTGCTACCCCCGGCTTAAGCCCGCCTTCAATAGTGCCGCCTTGGAAGTTGTGCCTTATATAGTAGGGTTGGCTCTTCCACGTCTTAGCCCGGTCTGCTATACTTTCTATATAGCTGGTAAAGTTTTCCGGCATGTTGGTAATGGTACGGCGCGAAGGCATGGCTTTGTAGGTCTCGCCGCGTACTATTGCCTTAAGCCTGTTAGCCCTGCCTTTGTTATATTCGTCGTAGTCTGCAAGAATAGGAACCACTAAACAGCGGCATTGCGGATGCCAGCCCTCAAAACGGAAGGTCTTAGGGTAGTCGCCTGCTAATTCGTCGCAAATGTCTTCTAACGGCTGGGGCTTTCCTTTGCTGTCTATAATAGTATGGTTGTTACTCAACATAACCCGGAAGCCTACGACAAAATCCAACTGCTGCCAGCGTAAGTATTCCGCTTCACGGTAAGCCATGTTTACCTCTGTACGCGCTAACCTCATGGCGTTCTTTGCCGAACTCCTGTAAACGCCCTGTCCGGGGTGGTATAGCTGCGCTGCCTTGCTTAGTCTAAGGTTCCCGTACTTATCCCGAACGCGCCGGAAAAGCTTGTTAGGTTCCTGTAGGTATTCCCGTAAGTCGCGGCTAAGCTGCTGCGCGCTCCGGCCTTCTCCTAAGCCTACGTCTATGCCTAATTCTATCGCGTCCTTAATATCGCCTACGTATTTCCATACGCGCTGGGAAAGCCCTAAACCTTCTACCTTGCGCTGCTGGAAGCCCTGCAAAGCTTCGAGGTTCCGGGCTTGGTATCTCTCCGCTTCCTCCGGGCTAAGCTTTGAAGTCCTAAGAACTGACTTTAGGAAAGCGTCCGCTTTGTCGCAAGCTGCGCGCCATTCCGTATCGGTTCCCCTGACTACTACGCTTTGAATATTCCGGGCTAATTCTGTTGTTACCCTCTGCGCCGCCTTCTTCGTCTGCGGGTAGTCGTCGAAGTTGAACGGCTTGTTTGGATCCGGCTGGAATAGCGTACCCGCTAAGCTGGCGTATTCGTTGGCTGCGCTGCTGCAAAGCCTGTCTATCTGACGGGCGTAGGCTTCGGTACGTCTGTAGTGCTGCGCATCGAAGCCCTTAAGCTGCAAAATTATCTTTTCTCGTCTGTTCGGCATAGTTATTTTCTTAAAAAATCGTTTCTAAGCGCGTTTTGCCTTCGGGGTAGGCAGTTGTTCCAGCCGGTAGACAAAACGCGCTCTACGGGCTTCTAACGTATTAAGGTGATACGTTTACGGGCGTTAAATAGTCGGTTCGCCCTGCAAAAAGCTGTTTTCGTTCGCTTCTTCGGCTTCTATAGCCTTAATCTCTTCGTCGGTGTCTTCTGCCCAGCCCAAACGCTGAACGGTTGCCCGGCGGCTCGCTATCTGCTTGTTACCGTTGGCGGCTGTTAGGATGTTTATCTTCGTCTGCTCGTCTTCGATAATGTACGGCGTAATAACGGGTTCTATAATAAGCTTGTCGGCTGCTTCCTTCCATCCCTTTTCCTTGCCGCTGGCTTCCTTAATGAAGGCTTTAACGACGTTAATACGACGCTGCAGGTAGTCGTTGAAAATCTCGCACTTGTCCTGTACCTTTAAGTGTGCGTCCATGAACAGAAGCTTAAGGGCTACGCCGCTTACTGAACCTATACCCTTCACGGTATCGAAGGAAATGTCCGGCGTTTGGGTAATAGTGTAGATCATCTTTAGCAGGGTCTCTATTTCAAGCTTAACACTCTCCGGGGCTGACTGCCAGCTAAGGTACTGCGCTTTTGCTCCCTCTTCGCCTTCAATAATACCGCCTGCTTCTCCTTTGCGGGCAAAGCCTATAATCTTGCCTTCTACAAAAATCTTCGGGCTGGCGTGGTAGTCGTTCGTGTCCGCGAAGTTGGAAAGTAGCTTTTCCAAACGGTCTATAAGGCTCTGCACGTCTTCCCATTCTACCTTCGGCTGGCATCCGTAAATAACGGGAATTTTGCCTATAGTGATAGGCTTCGGGTAGCCTTCCACCTGTTCCCATTGCTCCGTTTTGTCGCCGTTGGCTGAATTGGAACAGCTCCATAAATAGTGCGTGTCCTTCGTGTATGTCTCGAAGTACGTTAGCGTCTTTCCTTCCGCCGTCTTGGTGTTGAACTCACGGCTAAAGGCTACCATATCCCGGTTAGCGTCGAAGTACGGGTAAAGCCTGTCGCCAAAGGCCGGGCTAAACAAAGCTACCTTAAACTTCATCTTTGTCTTGAAGCCGTAAAGTTCGTGTTCCTCTGCTTCTACAGGATACCAAAGTTCGGCTACCTCTGTAGTCCCGTAAATGTTACGCGCTGCCCGGCGGTTTACGGTGCTTATCTTCACGTCGTAGAAGATGCGCTTAATAGCCTGTAATACTGCTGCCTGTTTGTCGTCTTCCGGGTTGCAGTTGTATGTTACCGGGTTGCCGAACGTGAAGCTTACGGCGCGGTCTCTGATAAGCCGCTGAATAGCTAAGGCTATACGGGCTACCTTCTCATATCTAACCCCTTCGCGTGGGTTCTCTTCCTCTTTGTTCGGGTTGATATCCCGAACCTCTCCGTAGTCTTCTGCCTTTGGATCCACTACTACCCGCTTGTCCGGGCGTTTCTTCTTATCCATGACTTCGTGGCTTTTCGGGTCTATCTGCTCCCGGTACTGCTCGCTGTTCGGCTCTGTAGTAAGTCTGCCGTTCCGAAGCTCTGCTACTACTGCGTGAAGGTCTGCGCCTTCCTCTACGCTCTTCTTAAGCAGGTCTTCAATAGTGATAATTTGCTCTTCGTTCATTGTCGTAAGAATTAAAAAGTTTATATTTAGAAAATTCCCGATAAGTTCTGCGGCTGCTGGTTCCTCTTCTCTACGGTTCCCGTCAAAGCGTCCGGCGCGTCGTCGTGGGCGTTTCCGCCTTCCTTCTTATACTGCGTAATGGCTTTGTAGAACTGCGGGTAAAGCTTATCCCAATCCTTCTGGAAGATGCAAAGGTTCTGCACTTCGTTAGAATGGTTGAAGATGCGTACTGCCTTGTTATCTGTCTGCGTAAAGAATGTAAACGACGTTTTGCGGTTCCCGATAATACGGCAATTCTCCCGGACTTTGCGCCCGAAGCCGCGCCCGCCGTTGTTGCTCTCTACTATGCATTCTTCTACGCCGTGCTTCGTTAGTCTTACGGCTGTTTCTGTCTCTGTCGTTTCCATAGCCGCCTGCGTGTAGTAAACGTCTAATATGAAGTTGCCTATTTCCGTTTCCACGTATATAATGCAGCATAAGAAGTCGCTACCTGTGTCCGCCGTGTCTATGTACGCCTTAATCTTCCTTCTCTTAGTAATTGGTACTATTTCGTAGGTCTCGAAGCCACGTTCGTACATAAGGCCTTCAATCGGTCGCGGGTTCTGCATGTACTGCGTATCGAAAACAAAGCTATTCTTTTCGCGTAGGTCGTGCAGCTCTTCTAAGGTATGCTTAAACGGCCAAAGTGCCACTTCGTCGCCGTTCTCGTCGAACTCAATAACGGGCAGGCTCAATACTTCCCAATCTTCCGGCTCCAGCTTCTTAAGGTAGCCGCAAAGGTCGTCTTCGTCGAGACGCTGCATAATAATTATTATCGGGGTCTTTCTGCTGTTTACGCGGTTTCGGATGGTGGTCTCGAACTTTTGGTTTACCTTCTCGCGTACTGTCTCGCTTCTCGCGTCGTCCGGCTTAATAGGATCGTCTATGACTATCGCGCCGCCAAACGTGCCGTCATCTACGCTGGCCAGCTCTTCCACTTCCGCCGTAAGCTCGTCTTCCTCTTCCTTATCCACTATACCCGCGCCAAATCCTGTTACCTGTCCGGCTGAACTTACGGCGTAAAGTCCGCCGCCTTCCGTAGTGAACCATTTGCGGGTGTTTATGCTGGTGGGCTTCGTGCCTGGGAATAGTCGCCTATAGCTGTCTTCTCGTAGTATTTCCTGCACTCCCCGGCTGTTGTCGCGTGCTAAGTCGTCGGAATAGGACAGGTGTATAAACTTCGCCTTCGGGTTTATTGCCAAACCCATAGCTATGAAGTTCTTAACGGCTAACTCTGTCTTTCCGTAACGCGGTGCTATATTGATAATAAGGCGGTTGCACTTCCCGGCTAAAACGCGGTCGAGGGCTGACGCTATAGCTTCGTGGTGCTTACCTACGACAAACTTACGCTTAAACTTCTGTTTGAAGAAGTAGCGCGTAAAGTTTAGTACGCTGTGCAGCGTCCACGTCTTAAGCAGGTCTATGTCCCTATACTGCTCCATGCCTTAGTATTCGTTTTCCAAATCGTTAAAGAACTCCTTAGCTTCCTCTTTCGTAAGCGTCCGGGGCTGGTTAAGGTCGCTTCCGTCTGCTCCCGTGTGTTCGATGCGCTGGATAGCCTTACCGTGAAGCTTTGCCGTAAGCTTGTCTATAGTGGTGGTCTTTCCGGCGTTCATATCGAAAATAATAGCGCGGGCGTAGGTTCGTGCAAGTGCCGGGGCTTCGTCGTCTGCTGCTAAAAGCTTCAAGTCCGGCAAATCCAAAGTTATAAGAACCTCGTACCATTCCGTTACCTCGAAAGCGGAAATACCAAAGTATTTCTTTGCCTTCTGCTTGCCCATAATTCGCTCCCGGAAGGCTGCGACGCGGTTACGGGGTCGCCCTTTTGGGTTCCCGCTCTGTCCTTTCTGCCACGCTGGGCGTAGGTTTTGCTCGTTTGCCATTTCTTCGGTGTTATGGGGTTTATTACTCGGTGTTATTCGCCTTCCTTGAAGTTGCCTAAGTATTCGGCTTTGTCGCCTGTAAGCTCTTCGTAACGCTTGCAAATAACGTCTATGTAGGCCGGGTCTAACTCAACCATGAAACAAGCGCGGCCTAACTGCTCCGCTGCCATCATGGTGCTACCCGAACCGCCAAAGGGATCTAACACAATTTCGCCGGGGCGCGTGCTGTTCTTAATCAGTCTTCCCATAAGCTTTAACGGCTTCATGGTTGGGTGGTCTGCGCTCCTTAGCGGTTTGTCTTCGTGTATGTCTGTAGTAGGTAGGCTAAGAACCTTTGTAAGCAAGTCCTTAAGCTCCT